TCTCTCAGAGTAAAAACCCTGCCGCGCGACGCGCGGTTAGGGAAAACTGTTGAGATAAATGCACCATGAATGACAAATTCACGGCGCCTCAACCCACGCGTCACAATGACGGGTCTACACCTGAAGGGTGTTAAATTAAGCCAATTCAGCAGGTCCAAAAGTGAAAGCTGGACATCCTGCCAATTGGGAGAAAGTGTGGTCATCACCAGCACTTGCAAGTACAAAATACTCATTTTCCGTTCTTTCCAAGTTGCTAATTGATAAATCACTTAGCTGAGGGAAAGACTTGGAATCAATAACTAAATTTTCCGCTGGACTATAATAAGGCAAGCTAATCTGAGCCATAGGGTTCAGGGATGTGTTAATATAATGCATTGCACGGTTAGTATCAAACTGATAAGCATTAGCGCTAGTTTCAACTGAATCTGGGCTCGTTGTAGTGATATATAGATCGCCCTTGATCTTAGGAATAATTTTGTAGGATACGCTACCATGAGTAAATCTATACATATATGAAATAATGTTAACTAAGCTTTGGCGTAGTGAATTATCTGTGCCAAAGGAAATTCCAGGCAAAGTAACCAAATTGCCTCTAAGAATGTCAACAGGACTAGAACGTCTAGTTAACATTCTGAGAGAGACAAACTGTTCACCCATTGTAGTCAACATTGTGGATGTGTCTGAGCTGGAGTAATCCAGACCAGCGTGTGTAGATGGATATATGCATGAAGACTGCAACAGATCACGAAAAATGCGCCTGATAAGCTTGGTAGGTACATATCGAATCATGCCACGGACAATGCAACCAATGGTTGATTGCTTAGCTGGCAGATCCTCATCTATACCTGCATGGGTTCGCGGATTACGCTCGTTTACTGTGATATCTTGATTTGTTACCAATTCAACATCATTAGCTTCAGTGACCACGGTATAGTCACCTGGAGCAAATTTCAAAGGAGCTGCAGCGTCAAAAGCTAAATCCAATTTCATAATTTCAAATGGCGCGATTGAGTTTCGCAATGCAACCGTGGCTTCACCGATTGATGACATACTCCCACATGTTACAAACGTCTCCTCGGAGATACTAACAACATCACCATTCTTCACTTTAGTAACTACATACTTAGGGCCAATCGGTTCAGAAAAGATAGGTCTATTTAGAACAAGAGTTGGGGCGCTGGTAGCTGCATATTCAATTGAATATTGCCCTTGAGGTAGCTCCACTATCTCACAACTACCGAGTTCACCAGGGAGTCCAGCATAAGCTAGTGTGTGCGTTTTACCACTGGTAGTGTTCGTAAAGGACAATGAGAATACACCGTCAGCTTCCCCCAATGACACCTTCGTATCCTGGAGTAACGTAAACAGTGTGCCAGATACTGGAGCACGCGTTACTGAAAAAGTGGGCTCCTCAGGAACATCTGCTGGATAATTAAAGCCAATGGCGGCTTTAGCAAGCGTACCTGGTTCAGCAACCTCTAAATTGCTCCAATTCACCCAAGGATACATGACAATATTAGGAGAGACTGTTGAAGCTGAAATAAGTGGATTGAGAACGGAAATAATGATTCGGCCTGGGGCACAACCTGCCGTGTACCCAACTTTCGCTGGATCGTACACTCGCATCCACTTATTAGGATAGACGGAAGGAAAAGCAATGTCAATACCCTTATCATCGACTTGTGAGATGTCAATGATCTGTGAAAGGATACTTTCTATTGGTTGAACGCCATCACCATAGGGGAGATATTGCACCAGCAATCTGCATTGATGGTACTGCGTCTTAGCAAAGCGAAGATTAAGGTTAATATTTCCACGCCACCAATTAGCCATTGCCACAGCTAGACTAACTGGGGCAGCGAATAGGGTGCGATACTTAGCAATAACTTCACCATACAAACTAAAATTGACAGGACTCACTGGAATATCTGCAATAATAGTTCCATGTGCATCAGGGGTGTCACCACCTTTGATAGTGTATCTGTTAAGCATATATGGTCGTTGTGCTAAGTATTCAATAGACATCTCATCCAACCCTTCGGGTACTGCAATAGTGGGATCAATGGCATTATTAGGGAAAAGAGATAGGGGTACGCCATAATCGAAGCCAACACCGTGGGTGAAGCCCTTACCAGGTAAGTTCTCGTATGCGTTGACTTTCGTCATATCCCTATCCTTTGAAAAACCGAACATTGAAGCTACATTACTCACTACACCTGACACCCAGGAAACAGGCTTGGCAATTGTGGATAGAATAGGTACTCCTACCCCATCTACCACATTTGCCACCGCACCAACGGTGTCCGCAACTCTTGAGACAATTCCCTGTTTAGAAGAATCCTCATCAGTTCCCGCATGCACAATGGGGCACTCATTATCATATCCGGACTGAGTAGTCGGATATACTGAAGATGTCACAGATGGGGCATGCCCATATAGCTTGATGTTTTTCAACCTGCCATAGATAGAATAAGATGCAGATTCTACATCTTCAGGGCCTTGCAATTGACTCAGAACGGAAAGCCGAATAGAATTTAGATTATTAATATTTCTGGGGTTAAAAACCTGCAACTCGCTAGTATAAGGGATCGAAAGAGTAATAGCTCGAGCCTCAGACTGCAGGTTCATCTCAATACCAGGAAATGATGTAATAGAACGCAGATGTTCTGTAAGAGTGCGTCGAATGATTGATGTCTGCTTAGCATTCATCTTATTCCACAACCACAATGCCCCTTGTAGAAAGGGCGTGGCTTGCACTCGTACAGTAACCTCGTAATCGCATCGCATATATGCAATATTCGCTAATTTATTAGACATAAACAGTGATCTACGTACAATGTCGTCAGGTAAGGAAATTTCATATAAATGTGGCTGATTGAATTCTGTTGCAAGCTGTTCCTGCGTCATAGTCGTACCAATTTCATCGTCGCTAGATGTCCAATTGTCGTTATGAAGTAAAACGTCACGAGAGAGAGATTCAATGAGAGCTTGGTCCTGGACTTCAAAAAGGTTATCTGTTACATTCTTAGACAGCACTACATTCTGATTAGTGATTGGGATATCATTCATCAAGATTGTAGAACCTTCACTATTTGTAACGCCACCTCCTGGAATTAGTCCTCCACTGGTTGTTGTATCTAAATTATCAATTTCAACTGGGTTAGCAGGCATTAATTAAGTCCCACCACGCAAGCGCGGCTGTCTACTTTGCCCAAAGTGACTGGGACTTTCTCCTCACACGTGTTTTTGGGGCTGCCTATGGTACACGTACGCTAAATAGCAAACCACTCCATGAAAGCCTTACTGCATCTAGTGTTCGGAGAGTTTTCGATGCAGATGGGTAACCAGTACATGGAGTTTATGATCGGGTGGTGCTATTAGTTAAAGTCCAATAGCTGACTTAGGAACTCACTATCATGAGCTCCAGCTCTACCCTGCTGGGCCAAAAGGAAGTTTTTACATTCGAACTCATGCAAACATGCTTCCTTGTACCCTGCATTCCTACACGCTTTCTTAATAATATCGCAGAACATTAAGAAATAACTCTTCTCGTGCAATGAAGCCTCAAAAGAAGCAATGCGCGTTGTCTGCAGTAATGCATCCTGCGCATCGATATTCTTTCTGCTCCACATGCACATGTCTTCAATCGTATTCCGGGATAGGGGTGCAATCCAAAAATGATCTCTGAGCACAAACCCACGCTTAAGAAAGGTAACCTCACTTAAGGAGCGGTATGGGGGGGGGGAACCACTCTTAGTCTCGTCCGTGTATTCATGTCCAGTAGCGGCCATCAAACGGGTTATTACGTGCTGGTTGAACCATTCACTCACTTTATCTGACACACTACATAATGAATCGTCACCATAGAAGATGCAAGCTACATTTGTAGTGAATCCAGAGAGCGTCATGGGAAACCCGTTTTCTCGCTGAGCTAAAAGGTAGACATATCTAAAGATGATCATGTTATATACACAGTTAATGAGCGTAGTTAGTGGATTGCCGGAAGGCTGAGAATGGTTGAGTTGGAAAACCTTACCATTCATGAGCCAGGTGGCGTTAAACAAGTACTCAAGTAGTGTATGTCTAATCAGACCATTTTCTGTATCGTCGTCATACCAATCAGTGACAATTTCAGATACTCGTGATAAAATTTGAGAATTCAATGAACCATCAAAATTTGAGAAATCACCAGCAATCACC